AATAGCATACTGCTTGACACCTTCTTGGCTTTACGTCTCAACTTGTCCACCACCTTGTTACTTATCTCCACCATGTGTCTCAACACCTCGGTCCTGTTCATGTCGTCCTTGATATGCTCAAGTCCACCAAGCACCAAACCCTCTGTTAACACAATCGCTGTTGTCGTACCATCACCCGCTGAGGTCGCTGTCTTGTCTGCAGCCTCCTTCATCATCTTAACCGCAAGGTTCTCGCTTGGGTCAATTAGGTCAATTGACTTAGCAACAGTCACACCATCCTTTGTCACCGTAATGCCATGGGTATGATGCGGACTCTCAATCAAGACAGTGTTACCACTTGGTCCTAATGTTGACTTAACAGCCTTTGACATCTTAACTACTCCACTGATTAATTTCTTTCTGCCGTCCGAACCGAACTGCAAATCCTTGGGTGAGTACCCAATTCCTGATGTTTCTACCATTTGATTTGATTTTTAATTGTATTGTACAAATATAGTCAGTATATGGTATATTAACCACTATTTTGAAAATATTTTATACCAACAATGTGTGATTCACCACGTAAGTGGTGGGGTGAATGTCGGTTTTTCAAACCTCCATGTCGATTTATGCCGATTAAATGTTGTTTCGTCAGAACTTGACATTGACTCAAACGCTTGATACGTAAGGGTTTTTTACAATTCTCAGCATTGTAATGCCGAGAATGCAGATAAAATTCCCCTATTCTTTATATATATTTCCCTCCTTTTATATATTTTTTTCCCATTAGATTTTCTCTTAAAAATCGACATTTTCGACATTAAAGAAATAAAGTATTAATAATCAATAAATTACAAAAATCAAATCGACATAAAAACGACATAAAACAATGTTATTAATGTCGAATTTAACATGAGTAAGTACAAAAAGAAAGAGAGCTCAATATTGAGCCCTCCTCTTGCTTACTACTAACCTCAAATAAACCTAATCCATTTCCGGTCCTTCCATCATCTCTGAACGAATGTTACCTAAGAATACAGCCTCAGACATCATCTGAACCTTCTCAGCTTTCTTAATGGCTTTCTTCATATCAGCAGCTTGTCTGATACCCGTAACTCCATCAGGACGATTGTTAATTTCCATACCACCATTGACAGTCAAACCAAAGTTCGCCCCTCTCTGTTGGTAGATGCTGTTCGACAAATCCTTCTTGTAAACAGAATCTCTAAATTTTAGTTTCATAATAATTGTTTTAAAACGTGCACGAAATATTTCAGGGTAAAGATAATAAATTTATTAGATACCCGGAGTGTGGAGGCTATAGGGGCGTTTGACGACAGGTAGCCGGTGCCGAAAATGACTTTTTTTTCAAGGGGTGGGGTATCGTTTCGGCAATCCCCTTGCGAAATTTTTAGCTTTTTGCCTCCGCTCATTGTGTACTAATGAGCCCCATCGATGGAGGTGACCGCCTCCGCTCCTCCGTTTCCGTCCTCCGCTCCCGTCCTCCTTGCTTTATTGCCTCCGCTCCCCTTGATTGCTCCCCTGTATTCAATCCTCAAGCCCTTTGTAGTGTCTTTAAAGACACAAAAAGAGAGAAAAGGCACAAAGAGAGACGGCTTAGCCTCCTCCCCGTCCTTTGATTGTCTAAACTTTGTGCTCCCCTTGTTCATTACTTAAGCCTCTGAAAACCTGTAATCTTTCCGCTCATTGAAAAAAAAGTTTAAAAATATTTTGCGGAATAAAGTAATTGACTAAATTTGTACAAGAAATAAACAATCAATAATCAAAATTTAAACAACATGAGCAATTTACTATCAATCGAAAGTGCCTTTTTGAACTTGCCACAAGTCAAACAGGCTTTGAACTTGCAAGAAATCAGAGCGGTTCAAAGAACAATTACAAACGCCAAAAAGAAAAAGTTCGAGCAAACCCTTGCTTTGAGCAAGTTAGTCACTCAAGCCGTAGCATGGTTTCAATCAGAGGAGGGCAAACGTGCTTGTGCCGAGGAGGGTATCAGTTGGAGCAATGAGGAAATCGGGCTGAAAGTTTTCGGGTGGCAAAAATCATTTTTTTACAAGGTGGTGAAAGCAGGACGTCTCGAGGCGGACGTGGTGGAAACTTTCAAAACAAAGTGCGATGAGGCGGAGGCACAAGGGCAAGAGCCAAACCGCTCCCTTGAGGGCTTACTTAAGTTTGCTAAGCAGGTGGAAACAGGTAGCGAAGCAAGTGGACAAGGTGAGGAGGGTGAAAGTGAAAGTGAAAATGAGCCACAAATTGAGACACGTGTTGAAACCATCTTGACTTTCACGTATAAGAGCGAGAGCGGAAACGTTTCAGTTCGTATCGATGCGGAAGGCAATGTTAAAACCACAAACAGCCCCGAGCAAATTCGTGAGGCAATAGCTGTATTAAATTTTTCACTACAAAATCAATAATCATGAGCGGTATCAATTACACTATCACCGGAAATCGTGAGCGTGGTCAAGTTCAAAACTACCATCGCAAACCTAATCCTTTGTTCTTGAATAAGACTAAGCACAACATAGACGTGGCAGGTCTTAAGAAAGCCGAGCGAGGCACTGCAATCAAATTTGAGGGCGGTGACTATGAGGCAAAATTTACCATCGGTTTCGAGGTGGAAAAAAATCAATTGCATCGTGGGGCGGTGAGAGAATACGAATTGTTTTGCGGTTTCGAGCGAGATGGGTCATGCGGTTATGAGGCGGTGACTCACGTGCTCCCTTTGTTGCCATCGGGTCAATGGCGTACAAAAGTTTATGACATGATGCACAAGGCTGAAAAAATCATCGATGACCGATACAGCCCGAGCGATAGACGTTGCGGAGGTCATATTACGATTGCGGTGGATGGCTTAACAGGTGAGCAATTACGTGAGGCGGTGAGAAAATACAGCGGTATCATTTACGCTCTATTTCGCAACAGGTTAAAAAATAGCTATTGCGGTGCAAACAACAGGATGCAAGCAAGCCACGAGGCTCAAAACTATCACCATAAGTATCAGGTAGCTCTTGTGAAAGGCAATTGCCTTGAGTTTAGACTCCCAAGCCGTTTTGAGAGCGTTAAGCAAATGATGAGACGATATGAGCTATTTTATGAGGTAGTGAATGCATCGGTGTCAAACATGAGCCACGATGCACTCCTTAAGAGACTTAAGCCTGTAATCGTGTCAATGTACAACGGGGACGTGGCAAGAGCGGAGGAGGTAATGACCCTTGCGAAGTATTTCAGAAAGTTTATCCTAACAGGTGAGATACATCAAGACATTATGCAATACGTGAGCCGATAAATTTTCAGGGAGTGTCTTCAAAGACACTCCCACTATCGGAGGGTGAGTGCCCTCCCTGATGAGTCCAAAAGGACGAAATAGTAAACCACAAAAAAATCAAATCAAATGAAAAAGCAAATCATCACAAAAATCGCAATCCTGTTTAGTGCAGGTTTCTTCGGGTCGTTAGTGGCTATTCAATCCATCTATGACTTAGACGTGCCCATGGGCATCACCATCCCGATGCTAATTGTATCGGTGTTATTGGTGGCGGTGTCTATGCAATGGCTTGACAAGGAGTTAAAGAAAATCATTAAATAAAATCAATTATGAGACAGATAACACGCAAAATTGTGGGTGCGTTCGAGAGACGTGAGCCCCTAAGAATTGACAACAGCCGTACAGATGGCACGAGCCTATGGCTATTCGGCAACAGGATTGCCGAGTGGCGTGGGGATGGGTTATGGATAAGCAATGCAGGATGGGACAGCAGGACAACAAACGAGCGTCTCAATGGCTTGACAGGAGTGCACGTAAGAAAGCAAAGAGGTACGCTCCTATTGAATGACAGGGTGTGGGATGGTAGATGGGTGCACGTGGATGCGTGGAATGATGGCATCGAGTACGTGGGAGGTGGCTCAGTACGTGAGGAGAATGTACAGGAGCGTGACTTTGACGTGACGAGCGAATGGATGCATGAGTTCGGGTACAGTAAGCCCGTTCACAGTGTCTTTCATACGTTGGTGGAGGCAAACCTTGAGGCGGTGGAGCAGAAGCTAAGCGAGGCAGGGATACCATCACGCAGGATGGAATCAGATACCGAAGGAATGTACAAGCCGAACTATTTCATCGTAGTTTATCCGGAGGACGTTGAGAGAGCGTTGAATATTTTAAATGGTGAGTGTCTTTAAAGACACTCCCGTCCTCGAGTGTGTTACTCGGGCTGATGAGTCCTAAAGGACGAAACGGAAACCATCTTAATCATAATCAAAATGACAAAAGAACAAATCAACATCGAGCAAGAACGTAATGAAACTATTCAGGACGTAATTGACAGACTCCTTTACTTGCCTGAAGACAAGCTAAAAGAGTACAAGCACTATCTCAATTTATTGGTGTCAGTTTACCCGATTGACATGAAGATTGAGAACGGAATCAGAATTTATCACGTATCAAAAAGAAAGTAACATGAAAGTTTTATCAGTAGTATTAATCGTGTCGTTTCTTACATCATGTAGTGTGGAGTATAAAATCTCCCACTACAAAAGACCACGCAAACAAACTTGCATCGTAGGGAATCGACCATTTTAAAATCAATCAACATGGAAAGTCAACATATGTTTAACGTGTACTATTCAGGCAAGTGGTTGTGTTGGATAGTTGCCCACACAAAGTGGGAGGCAGTGGATAAAACCTATTACAAATTGGTTGCCCAAAGCCACAGCGTGGATAGAAAAAAGATGAAGGCAGTCAAGGTTTATTAAAAATAAATTTGGCAATGTCGAAATCTTGTCGTATCTTTGTTCAATATTAGTTTAAATCAGGGTTCTACGCCTCTCAAGGTGTTGCCCACAAATCAAATCAAATCATGTGTGTAATCATTATCAAGCAGACAGGGAAGCACGTTCCCCAAGAGGTTGCAAAGACCTCAGCACGAATCAATCCTCATGGGTTGGGAATCATTTGGCTCGATACTTTCGAGGTAACTTATCACAAGTCAGCGGAGTACAAGGTGCTCGATACCAAGAGACCATTCATTGCTCATTTTAGATATGCGACCATTGGTGCAATCAACAAAGAGAATACCCATCCATTCAGATGCGGGAGCAACAAACAGGAGTGGCTCATGATGAACGGGACTATCAGAGCGTTGGGTAATCATAAGAAGAGTGACTCAAAAGTATTGGCAGAGAATTTGGGTGAGATACCACGCCACAAGTGGAAGAAAGAGTTGGAGCAGTATGAGTGCAGGTTCGTTACGATTAACACGCACAGCAGGACGTATCAGATTTATAACAAAGAGTTGTGGGTGCAGAGAGATGGCGTGTGGTATAGCAAGGACAATGTGTTGGAGGATAATTTGGTTGCGGTGTATGGTACCCTAAAGAAAGGGTACCACAATTACCACAGCTACTTGACGAGTTCGAAGTATGTGGGGAAGGGTGAGACCAAAGAAAAGTATCCGTTGATTATTCAAGGGTTGCCTTACTTGATTGAGAAGCGTGGAGTTGGGCACAATGTGGAGGTGGACGTGTTCAAGGTGAGCAGTGGAGTACTTGCACAGCTTGACAGGTTGGAGGGGCATCCGAATTGGTACAGGCGTAAGCAGATTGACATCGTGACCAAAGGCAAGGTGTTAAAGTGTTGGATTTATTTTAACTTGAGGGAGGATGAGAAAGGTAAGCAGTGGCATAAGACATACACGCAAGAGCCTAACAGAGGCAGATGGTATGAGGAGGAAGATGAGCGTGAGACAGAGGTGTCATTCAGTAAATATACTGAACGTCAGTTGAACTTGCTTGACATCTTTGAGGATGATGATTGTGAAGATTGTGGTTTTGATATAGTAAATGAGAAGCCCATTTGTGTTGATTGTTTTCATGACTTAGAGCATGATGGGTTTGCGAACTACCATTGTTGTGGTTGCGATGGTTGGTTCACCGAAGATGAGGTTCTGAGATTCAGACCTTAGCTTCGGAGTTGGGTGGTGTCTTTAAAGACACTACCCTACTATCGCAAGATGTGTATCTTGCCTGATGAGTTCGAAAGAACGAAATAGTAAACAATCAAAATCATAATCACATGAAGTTCAATCACGACAGCAAGACCATGACAGGTGCATTCAATATTCAAATGAGTGCAGATGAGATGGCAGAAAAAATTTCAGACATCGTCCGAGAGTGGGCATTGTCAGAGCAAGGAGAAAAAATCAGTCTATTGGCTGAGCGTTTAGAAAGCAAGTTGCCTTATGAGGTTATCTTGTTATTAGCCACGAAGGAAGTGCATGGTAAGGTTATCAGTTCACTATCCGAGTTGGAAGGTGTGCTATCAAAAATTATTAGTGAACAAGCAAAACTTAATTAAATTGCTATGAACATTTTTATCTTAGCCTTAAGTTGTTTTGTAAGTGGGATGGTAGGTTGCTTCGTTGGAGCCTACATCACTTACAAGTCAATGAAAATAATCGTGAGACGCAAGGTCGCACAAATTTTAAAAAACCAAAATCACAAATGAGATGAACATCTTTAAAATCAGAACAAGCAGTTGGGATGAAGAGGACTTTATCCTTGCTACGTCATTAACAGAAAAGCAAATCCGCTCAGTTATTCAGCCTATGGTAGATGATGAGAGAGAGAATGAGTTTGTGTTTACGAATGAAGACTACGTGAACATATTGAAAGATGCGTACCCTAAAGCTGTAATCCTTTCTGATGGCGGAGATACTCAGGAAATAATCTTTTAGTTATGAGAAAGTATTTTCGAATAGCTAAAGCGGTGTTGTACCTATGTGCAGAGTTGGTGTGGTTCGTTGCCATATCATTGCCGTTGGCACTTACCTTATTAGTAATCGTTGAAGTAATATCATTAATCAAATCAATTGTAATCAAATGTCAAAAAACCATTACGAGATGAGTGCGGTTGCCTCCGCCAATCTTGAGATAGACTACCTACGAGGTCAGTTAAATGAGGCAAATGCAAAATTAAAAGATGAGAAAGTTGCACGTGAGTTGCTCAGAAAGAAAGGGTACTACGTTGAGAACCTATGGCACGTTGATGACGTGTTGCAAAATTACTCATGCAGTAAGGAAGTTGCTCAGGAAGTTCTTGAGAGAGCACTTAAGAATGAGGCAACAATGGAACAGGTGTGGCTCGCAATAGATGACGTGGCTGACGCCATGGAGATTAAAGAAAATCAAAATCAAATTTAATATGGAAGCAGTACTAAATGCTACGCCAAAAGCTACGTTCTACTTGAACGAATTGGCATCAGAGATAGCAGAATTTGTTATCGAAAAAAAATACGAAGGGACAGGAGTTGAATTAGTTGAAAACATAAAGGGCACGATGGTCTATTCAGCCTTTATACAGGAGGAATATGATACCATTTATGATGAAGTGCTTGAGTATCTAACTAACAATCAAATCAAATAATCAAATGGAAGTTAAAATCAACATCAGCAGAGAAGTCTTAGAAGACGTATTTGTTACAGCATTAGAGGGAGGAAGTAACTATTGGTACTTTCTACCCGACCACTCAATAGAAGCAATCCGTAGAGCGGTGCCTAAAGAGGAAGACCCGTACTTGAGTACGGCAATACTCAAAGCAATCCTTGACCATGACGTGAAGATTGCTGTCAATGACGCAGATGACGAGGACGAAGTAATCGGTGTCATCACAAAAGGAACAATGCAAACCCGCCTCCAAATGCTTGCAGACAGCCCAAACAAATGGGCATTGGATGCACACATAAAAGAAGAGGGAGATGCAGACTCAGCGGACATTGTATTTCAGTACATAACCATGGGTGAAGTAATCTATGGATAGTTTTAAACCAAATAATATGGAAAATAATCAAGAAACATTTATTGACAGGTTAAAGAAGTTGCAAGAGCAGGCTTCTGTTTTAATTCAGGAGTTGGAAGCGAATCCAAACTTTCCTGAGGGTCACGTAATCACCAAGGAGTCTTGGGACAATGCAGATAAAATCATCCACGATGGTTTTGTGTATGTTAAATACAGCGACCTATTGTTTTATAAATAAATTGTACTATCTTTGTACGAAATTTAATCAAATTAACGGGAGCTTCGGCTCCCATAAACTTTAATCAAATGACAGCAAGTTTCACATTAGAAGAGTTCAGTAACACAGGGCACTTTACAGGAAGAGAGGCGTACCTTGAAAAGAATCCTGACACACAGCTACACGCAGACTGCACAGACGTTGTTCAGTATATCGGTGGGCATATCATTCAAGTTTTAAAATCAGGAGACTTTATGGTGGATGAGGACTTTAAAAGTGTCTCATTAGATGAAGCAGAAGGTTGGATGTTTTTAAAAAAATTTAACAAATAATTGAACGATGTATTGACATATTCACTATATTTGTTTTCAAATCAAATCAGAGTTATGAAGCAGGATGTTTTTAATCAGTATGTAGAAAGGGTTGCAGACCTTTTCAGCATTAACAAGGAGGACATATTCTCCAAATCAAAGAAGAGAGAGTTAGTAGATGCTCGTCACTTGGTGTATTACTTATGTGCTAAGAGACCAATGCAAATCACATACATTCAGAAGTACATGAACGAAGCAGGCTACGAGATTAAGCACTCATCAATCATTCACGGAATCTCCTCAGTTGAACAGAAGATAGCAGAGGACAAGGACTACGTGTCAATAGTGAAGGAAGTTGAGCGTGCAGTGTTTATTTAGAATCAATCAAATCAAATCAGTAATCAAATCAAATCAAAATGGAAAACAAGAAAACAGTTTTCGAGAGGCTATCAGCCATCAATGTCAACGACCACGTTGAGAAGAAAGACAATCTAACTTATTTATCATGGGCTTGGGCTTGGTCAAAGACTAAGACTGAGTGTCCTGATGCTACGTACAAAATCTTAGAGACTGAGTATGACGAGCAGTTAGGATTTATGTGCCACACTACGGTGACTATTGAGGGTGAGACCCTTGAGATGTGGTTGCCTGTAATGGATGGTAAGAACAAGTCAATGAAGAAGACAGCGTACACTTACAGCACGAAGTACGGAGACAAGACAGTGGACGCAGCGACTACGTTCGACATTAACAAGACCATCATGCGTTGCTTGGTGAAGAACTTGGCTATGTTTGGGTTGGGGATTTATATCTATGCAGGCGAGGATTTACCTGAGGGTGAGACTCATTACAAAACAGAGGCTCCTAAGAAAGTTGAACCGAAGGCTGAGTCAGGTTTAATTGAACTTAAGAAAGGAACAGCAAATTGGGATGCAGTTGTGAAGTATGTTACTGAGAACAAAGCCAATGGAGTTGAGAAGATTGGTGCTCAGTTGGTACGCAAGTACAAAATCAGCCCCGCTATCAAGAAAGAAATCGCTAACCTTATCAATTCGTAATCATGGCTCAAGAAATTTCAGAAATCATAACGTTGTTGCGTGACGACAACGAGTATTACAACGGATTCGGTAGAAACTATCTATCCAATTCAGACATCGGCACCTTATTGAATAATCCTCAGGACTTTGGTAAGACACGTGAGGACAACAAAGCATTCATGGATGGCAGATACTTTCACCAATTAATCTTGGAGCCTGAGAAGGCAAAGGTGATACCATTCGTTGACGTGAGCACACGTAACACCAAAGAGTATAAGTTGTTTTGCGAAGAGAATAATCTTCCATTCTGTATGCTCAAGAAAGAGATGGACGAGATTCAAAACTTAGTGAGTATTATCAAAGGTAACATTGCTTTCTATGATGAGATATACAGAGCAGGTAATGAGTTTGAGGTGCCGGCAGTAGCAGAGATTCAAGGGATGAATTGGAAGGGTAAGGCTGACATCGTAACTGAGGATTCAGTAATTGACTTGAAGACTACGAGTGACATCCATAAGTTTAAGTACAGTGCGAAGTCATATAACTACGATAGTCAGTGCTACATCTATCAGCAGTTGTTTGGTAGACCATTAGTGTTCTACGTAATTGACAAAGGAACAGGAGTTCTTGGTATCTTTAGACCAACAGAAGACTTTGTAAAAGGTGGCGAGATTAAAGTTGGCAAAGCCATTGAAGTGTACAACAAATACTTTAGTGCTAATCCAACGGATGACATCGTGAACTATTACATTGACGAGTATCTGTTATAATATTGTGCATTCCCCCAATGCAGTGTCTTCAAAGACACAAGGAAGTCAGATAGCTTAATGGTCATAATTGAATTGACCCTTGAGGAATTAGAGCACTCGAAAGAGATGGTGTGGGTTCGATTCCCACTCTGACTACAACCATTCACGGGCTTAGCTTCAGAGGTCTGTGCTTGGTACAAATAGACTGAGGCAACAAATAAATTTAAGAACATGGCACAAGACGAAAAAATCTTTGCAGACGGATTCTCTTTTAAGAGAAACGAAAAAGCCCCTGACTTTGTAGTTGGGAGATTATCAATCAAAGCAGACGATGGAGTAGCATTCATCAGAGCAAATGAAAAGAACGGGTGGGTTAACCTGAACATCAAGACTGCACGAAGTGGCAATCACTATGTTGAGTTAGACACCTATGAACCATCCACTCAGAGCGGCATGAAGCCACAATCAGAGAAGACTGCGGCACCAAAGCAAAAGGCACCTGAACCTGAGGTAGTAGACGAAGAGGATGGAGACCTTCCTTTTTAAAATTAGACACCCATTGAAGAACAAAAATTGGGGGAGTGAAAACTTCCCCTTTTTTTACCTCCAATGCGTGACGAAAATGTCGAAGTGTTTTCCCTATATTCTTATATGTGTATTTCTATTCTTCTTATTTTTTTTAAATTATAATTTGAATAAAAAATTGACATTATCGACATTAGTTCTAATAATCAGATAGTTACCTACAAAAAACCGACATAAAACCGACATGATATGGCACATAATGTGACGATTTTCCAAAACATTAGAGACACTGACACTCCTTTCTTCCGTGACGTGCACGTAATTCTTGATAGAATTAAGGAAGGAGCAGGTGCTACTAAGGATTTGGTTAAGAAGATACGCTTGGAAAAGCGTAAGCCTGAGAGACAGGAATTAAAGAAGCAGTTACCTGCAATATGTTTTAGCGGTACGTTCAACAAGAGAACAGATGCATCACTCATTGAGCACAGTGGTCTTATCTGTTTGGACTTTGATGGATACACTAAGCAGAAAGAATTACTACAAGACAAAGAGAACTTATCGAAGAATAAGTATGTGTTCTCAGTGTTCATCAGCCCTTCGGGTAATGGTCTGAAAGTATTGGTTAAGATTCCGGCAGATGCAGAGAACCATACGATGTACTTCAATTCATTAGAAAAGTACTTTGCTTCGCCTTATTTTGACAAAACGAGTAAGAACCTCAGCCGAGTATGTTACGAGTCCTATGACCCTCTAATTGCGATTAATGAGAATAGTAGTATTTGGGACGTCATTGAGGAACCTGAATACACCGAGGTGAGCAGAACAAGAGACAAGGCTACCATCCCTATCACGGATGAGAATAAGATAGTGGAGATACTTGTTAAGTGGTGGGAGAAAAAATATCCTATGCATGAGGGACAACGAAATCAGAATGCATATGTGCTTGCGATGGCGTTCAACGACTTCGGTATCAACAAGAGCCTTGCGTCTTATGTGTTAAACCAATTCGCAACAGACGACTTCACGCTTAGGGAGATTGGAACGACAATCGACTCAGCATACAGACACACCGCAAACTTTGGAACCAAGTACTACGAGGATGAGGAGCGTATCAATAACATCAAAGCAAAACTAAGACGTGGCGTATCAAAGAAAGAGATACGCATACAGATGCAGGACTCAAACTTAGATAGCGATACCATCGATGCCGTGCTGAACAAAGTGGAGGAGGAGAATGCGATGCAGACCTTTTGGGAACGCAATGACAGGGGAGTAATAAAGGTTGTGCACGTACAGTTCAAGCAGTTCTTGGAGGATAATGGATTCTACAAGTATTGCCCTGAGGGTGGAAAGAACTACATCTTCGTGAAGGTGACCAATAACTTGATTGACCACACATCAGAGAAAGAGATTAAAGACTTTGTGCTTACGCACCTCTTGGAGTTGGATGACATTGGAGTGTACAATTACTTCGCTGACAATACGAGATTCTTCAAGGAAGAGTTCTTGTCTTTACTTTCGACCATTGAGATTTACTTCATTGCAGATAACAAAGATGCATCGTACTTGTACTACAAGAACTGTGCGATTAAGATAACCAAGGATGGAGTGAGCACGCTTGACTATTTGGATTTGGGTGGATACGTTTGGAAAGACCACGTGATAGACAGGAACTTTAGTTTGTGTGAGGTGACTGAGCGTTGTGACTTCAAAAAGTTTGTGAGCAATATCAATGGTGGAGATGAGCACAGAGTTAAGGCAATGGAGAGCACAATTGGATTCTTACTTCACGGATACAAGAACCTGAGCTTCTGCCCTGCCGTTATTCTAAATGATGAGGTGATTAGTGATAACCCTGAGGGCGGAACAGGTAAAGGTTTGTTGATGTCTGCACTTAGCAAGATGAAGAAACTTGTAGTGATTGATGGTAAGTCCTTTGCTTTCGAGCGTAGCTTCGCTTATCAGTTGGTATCAGCAGATACGCAGATACTTTGCTTTGATGATGTGAGAAAGCATTTTGACTTCGAGCGTTTGTTTTCGGTAGTCACCGAGGGATTAACCCTCGAGAAGAAAAACAAGGATGCCATAAAGATACCATTCAGCAGGTCTCCGAAGATTGCTATTACTACGAACTATGCTATCAAGGGTGCCGGCAATTCATTCGCAAGACGTAAGTGGGAATTGGAGTTGCATCAGTACTACAACAAGGAGTTCACTCCGCTTGATGAGTTTGGCAAGTTGATGTTTGGTGATTGGAACGATGATGATTGGTGTGAGTTTGATAACTACATGATTGGATGTTTGAAGAACTACCTGAGAACAGGACTTGTGAAGAGCAAGTTTGTCAACCTTAAGATTCGTCAGTTGAGTGCTGAGACTTGCCATGAGTTTATTGAGTGGTGTGGATTGGTAGATAACCACGAGCGTAACGTGATGTTGCAGACTGATACGAGACTTTACAAGAACGAGTTGTACTCTAACTTCATTGATGAGTATCCTGACTATGGACCGAGAGGTAGGATGAGTATCAGTAGGACAAAGTTCTACAAGTGGCTTATCGCTTACGCAATCTACAAGGAAGGGACAATGCCACAAGAAGACAGAGACCAACAAGGCAGATGGATTATCATTAAAAGCAAAAACAATGAGGGGCTTGAAGAGGCACCTTTCTAAAATCAAACTTTATGACGCCACAAGAAATGATAGAACAATTAGAAATTGATACAGATAGTTTTAATAATTTATTAAAAGAAAAGCATTTTAAATTATTAAAAAGAGAACAATTTGCGTCAATGGCTATGTCTGCTCTTATTATTAAAGGAAATATAGATGCAACTTACGTAGCCGAGAAATCTACAGAATATGCAGATGCTTTAATTGATGAATTAAATAAAACCAAATGAATATTACTTACGAAAACAGAATAGTTACAGCAGTTGAACCAATAGAGGTAGTTATAAATGGATTCCCTTTCATTGAAATAACTCACCCCGATTTTATTGTACACGCTGAATATAATTTTTTCCCATTCTTGGATACTATATACAATAAAACATTAGGGACTTGGAAGTACAAGTCAGTAAACATAGGGGGTAAATTTTATGCACCAAAACCTACAGCCAAATGACACAAGAACAAATGATACACGTGGGAATGATTAATTCATTCAACCTGATTACGGAACGTAATACACTTGAGGAGATTGTAACGTCTGACCTTAGCCTATTTGCTCATGTGCCTGATGAGGAGGTACCTCTTGAGTTGATACAACTAATGATGGATTACTTCAAATCATTTGAGATGTTTGAGTACTGTGCAGACCTCATGGAGTTCATCGCACTTAACTTCAATGATGATGGCACACGCATTGAGAAAGGATGTGAATGTCCTCAACCTGTGATTACTAAGTACAGCAAGAAAATGTTCTGCGGGGAATGTAATAAAAGATTAAGAAAATGATTGAACGCATATCTGCATACAGCAACAAAGCAATGTGGGATTACTGCGAAATACTTAAGAGGGTAGTTACTCAGACCAAGGAGATAAAAGTTGGTAGGGGCAAACAGATAGAGATTCTGAAAGTACCCAAGTATAACACAGAAAAGCACGTTGTCGATAAGATTGTCGAGAGTTGCGAGTATTATAAAAACCTATACGAAATGGAAAGCAAATCAAATGTGACGTTCAGAGATTATCAGAGCGACATCATAAACAAAGGCTCACAAATATTAATGAAGCATCGCTTCCTGTATCTTGCCATGGAGGTGAGAACAGGTAAGACACTTACGAGTCTTGGCATAGCTGAGCAAGTAAGAGCAGAGCGTGTGTTATTCATTACCAAGAAGAAAGCACTGAGCACAATCTCAGACGACTACTCAATGCTGAGTCCATCGTATTATATGTGCGTGATTAATTATGAGAGTCTGCACACCGTAATTGATGAATGGAAGTGGGACTTGATTATCTGCGATGAGGCACATGGTATGGGAGCTTTCCCTAAACCAAGTGGAAGAGCAGAGATGGTAGCTGAGGTGATTAAGAAGTGTAAACCTATGGTGATACTACTTAGTGGGACACCAACACCTGAGAGTTATTCTCAGATGTATCATCAAGTCTATGCCATCCCTAACAATCCATTCGCTGAGTTCAAAAACTTCTACCGTTTCTGTGACAAGTATGTCAACGTGAAGCAACGAAAGATTAATGGGCTATTCGTCAAGGATTACAGCGGTGGACTTGATACCATCATCAAAGCAATGGAGCCGTACACGATTAACTACACTCAGCAGGAGGCAGGCTTTATGGCTGAGACCAAGGAAGAGATATTAGAAGTGGAGATGAAGCCGATGACTTATGCCATGATAAAAAAATTAAAGAAAGATTTAGTGATAGAAGGCAAGGAAGAAATAATTTTGGCAGACACTCCGGTGAAGTTAATGATGAAGGTGCATCAGTTGAGCAGCGGCACGATTAAGTTCGAGAGCGGCAACAGCATGGTACTTGACTTGAGCAAAGCTGAGTTCATCAAAGAGCAGTTTGAGGGATGCAAGATTGGAATCTTCTACAAGTTTAAAGAAGAATTAAATGCACTCAAGGAAGTATTTGGAGATGAACTGACAACAGAGTTGAGTGTCTTTGAAGACACTCACAAGAACATTGCTCTGCAGATTGTAAGTGGACGTGAGGGAATCAGTTTGAAGCAAGCCGAGTACTTGGTCTATTACAACATTGACTTCAGTGCTACGAGTTATTGGCAGAGCAAAGACCGTATGACAACCAAAGACAGATTGGAGAATCAAGTGTATTGGATATTTGCTAAAGGCGGTATCGAACATGACATCTACAAAGCTGTTACAAAGAAGAAAGATTATACTGTAAACCACTTTAAAAAAGATTTTTATGATTAAATGCGTATGCATAGACGACAAGAATCGTCCAAGCAAAGTGCCTCCGCACAAATGGGTGAAGGAGGGACAAGAGTACACCGTGATATTTACGTTGGTAGTTCTCCCACAGAAAACATTAGCAGTTCAGTTGGATGAGATTGACCTCGATGAAAGTTGTATGCCATATACTTTCTTCTTAGCCAACAGGTTTGCTTTCAGGAATGATGACATCGGGAAACTAATTGACTTTATTGAAGAGTGTACGCACGTGAATATATCAATCAAGGAACTAATGAAGCAGACTCAAACAATAGAGCAATGATAATTCAATTGAATCCAATGATACCAATCAAGAGATTGTCAGACGGAATGGAAGGTTATGCCTTTTTGGTTATAGACTATAGCCAAGAGCACGACCTTCTGTTCACCTGTGCAATGGATGACGGGGAGATATGGACACTCAATAACAAGGAGATACGATTTTGTAAAAACATATCATTGGATAGACGATGAAAGAACAGAAAGTACAAGCTAAGAAAATAAAGGAACTCGAAGCCGAAGGGTACTACGTTATTAAATTAACCATGACCAATAAGAACGGGATACCTGACTTGCTTGCGATACCAAGGAACAGTGACGTGGTATTCATAGAAGTAAAGGCTACCAATGGGAAGCTGTCAAAGCTCCAAGAGTATCGATTAAAAGAACTCCAAAACCACGGAGTACGTGTGGAAGTATTTAGAGAACCTAAAAAAGAAGAAGATGCAAGACAAAAAAGAGATAGAGGAAATGATTGATATAATCAAGAACGTATTGGATGTAGACATAAGAACTAAGTCAGGCAAAAGGAAGTACGTGAATGGTAGATTTATCTATAGTAAGATTATGACAGACAGGGGATATGGCATAAGTTTATTGGGGAAGCATATAAAAAAGCACCACTCAAGTATCCTCCATTATAGAGATACTGCCAATGATTTGTTGGAAACTGACCCATTATTTGCAGAGAGATATATTGCTTGTAAGGAAAAATTCATGTCAGACAAGGGACCTTTGTCTAAAGTATCAAGCAAAGATGATTTAATTAATCAAATGGATGCATTAATTTTGAGTAGGAACGCCTTATTAGAAGAGGTGCAAAAGCATAAAAGACTGAAGAATATAATCGAGTTCATAGACAGTCGGACACCAAGGGGTAAAGAGTCTTTCGTGCTTAGGAAAATTAACTTAATGTTTAATGGAATAACCGACTATGACCGAGAACTTGAATGGTGAGAACGCTCGAGCTGAGCGAATCGCCTTTAGAATCAACGAGCATCACCTGCTCTTAGCAAACGTCTACGAAAACATTGTGGATAGGGACTTTGTCCCCGCAGAAAAAGACATCCGCAATCTTATCATAGACCTTCGACTAATATTAAAATCAATGGAAGACGATGACTTTTGAAACAGAGACAGACTTAATCAGAGAGAAGAAAGCAATTGAATTATTTGTAAGCATATTCGGTGGGTCGTATAAAAAGTTAGACCCACATGACATCGACTACAAAGTCTTTGACAAAGACAAGAACTTAATCGCATACGCAGAAGTTAAAGGACGCATCAGGTCAATGAAGACAGCGTATCCTCTGCCATTATCTGCTAAGAAATTAGTCAAGTTAATTGACAAAAGATTAGCACCTGTATTGATATGGGCTTGTGATGATGGAATCATCTATGGCAAAGCCAACAAACTACACGGAGAAATTAAATGGGGAGGTCGCCCTCCCCGTGATGGTTCTTTTAATGATGCTGAGATGATGGTCTATTATGATAAGCAAAAAGAACTTAAGTACGTCAGATACGTTTAGTCTTTACCAAACTCTTCCGAACCAAATCCATCCTTACTTTTTTTCTTAGTCCCTCCAAATGATTCTGAACCAAACCCTCCTTTGCTTTTCTTAGGCTTAGGAGTATATTGGTACATCTCATCTTTCATTGCTCTCTCTAACTCTCTCTTTTGTTTTTTCAATTCTTTCTCTGCCTTTCTTTCATCGTAGTCAGGAGCATCAGGACCGAATGTTCTGTTCCACAACTCAGGGTCGTAACGCTTCATGTCTGCTTCGCTCTCATATCCTTGAAGTCTTTCTGCCTTTGCTTTCTTTTTATCTCCCGCAGTTTTCTCTGCGTTCTCAAGGTCTTTATAAATATCTTTCATAACAGCCTTACGAACATCTTTGTAAAGAGGCACAAGACCTGCGTTGCCTAATATCTCAAGAGGAATCCTAACATTCAATTCTTTCTCTCTTCTTGCAATGGCATCTGCTTTCTTCTTCTCAGGCTCTAATGCTTTCTTAACAATGAAGTCGGCAGTTTTTAAAGATGGACCGAATGCACCACCCATATTCAATAAGAAGTCAGACAAGTCTCTTTGTTTCCCTTTCTTTTCAGGAGGTACAATAGAGTATTGAATAGCATCCTTGTATGGGTCATACTCGCCTTCTCTTAAGAAGTCTAAGTAGTTTTCATTAGCACGCTCCAATCCGTAGTTTACAATGCTCTTAGTGGCATTGCCAAAGTCTCTACCAAATATCATAGATGTCATTGCGGACACAAATGACTGACCAAGTTTTTGCATGAATGACTTTTCTGTTTCCTCTTCATCATCATCAAAGAATAATCCCATAAGACCTGTGCCTAACATTTGAGTCATCAGTGTGTACACCATCATACGTGTGGTTACACCGGCAAGCAATGCTGCTCCTTGCTTCTTAGTTAAAGAGCCATTGCCCATCGCTGCCATGATACCTGTACGTGCAGTCACATATTCAAATATCAAGAAGCGTGTCATGAAATTGTTGAAGTTATTGAACGCTCTAAGTGTAGCACTTTGATTAGGCTTTGTAGTTCCTTTAAGGATACCCATGAATGCGTTATCGGTAGCACCTGTAACCACAGACCTTTCATCTGCAACAGTCTTGGCTTTCTCAATAGCTTCTTTATTCTCGTCCATGTACGCCTCATCGTTCGCTGCTATCTTATCGAAGTCAACATCTTTGCCGGATGCTTTCTTAAATTCATTAGCAAATGACCCAAACCACATTGGACGCATAACTACTTTATCAGGCGTAGCAATTAAAGCATCTGCCGTTAACTCAACTGCGTTTGTGTATTTCTTTCCTGAACGATTCCAAATCTGCTGAATCTTATTTGCTACAGCGTTCTTTGATTTACCTCCTTTGATACCACTTGCTTGGTTAAGTATTGACGTGTCAATTAACTTACCGGCTAATGTATCGGTAGGGAATATTCTATTGGTCTGCTTACTCTTTACGTTCTCCATTACAAGTGGAGCATCAGTAGACATGATAATGTCTTTATACTTACTACCTGTAGTAAATGCTTCAGGGTCAGTGATAAGAGCAAAGCCAATGTTTGAGCTAAGCTCCGATACAAATCTACCGGTTCCTGCAAGGATAGCACGATAGCCCTGTTTGTTAATGAAGTCAATTACATCGTCAGCAAATGACGTAGTAACATAAGTGTTGGTGAGTAGATTCTCAATAGACTCTTCAAAAGCCGCATTGATAGCATTAATAATTTCTCTTTTCTCTTTAGGTATTCTTCCCTCATCTTCTAAATTAGCAATAGCTTGGTTGATTGTTTTACGTGCAGTACGTATTGGTTCAGTCAAGTTATAATCCATCAAGACAAATTTTGCACCACGTTGAGCACTTGCAAATACATCAAAGTTCAATGGAGACACCTTGCCGGTTCTCGCAATCAATGACTTCGCCTTTGTAGATGGTCTCATTGAATCATTGTACTCAGTAACAAATGCACTACCCGTAGTCAAATCGTTTGGCTGATGCTCATGTAATACGTTCAAGTGAACGTAGTTGTTAAGCGGGTTAATCCTGTCTCCACGAATGATGGCTGCTGTGTATTCAGCTTTCTCTCTTAGCGATTCGTTAACACCACGGATGTCATTGATGGCATCCTTCTCTGCTTGGTTGAATGACTTGTATAATTTCTCGTTGTCAATATTTCCATCGGCATCTGTATATGTATCAAGTATTTCTTGTAACATATTTGCGTCACGCTCACCGAACTGAGACTTTCCGGCATCAATGTGTTTTATAGTTGCCTTTAAATAATCTGCAGCAGGATTTACTTGCTTGTCTCCTTGGTTGGATTCATACTCAAGTTGAATCATGTAAGTCATCATTTTAAACTTAGACATCAACGTTTTGTTAGGGTCAAGTTTAAATGACTTAGCCACCTTCTCTTCTGCCTTCTCTAAAATGTTCTGAACCTTTTTCAATTCAGCACTGAACATTGCTTCACCTTCCGCAGCCTTATTTAGAATGGAATTAAATATGTCCTTTGTCTTGAAGTCACCAAATAATTGGTCCACATTAAACAATGGGTTTCTTCTAATCATTTCAAGGATAGCTCCTTTCTTAGTAATCAAAGACTTTAATCTTGAGTAAAGTCCTGAGAACTTAGCAACCTTCGCATTCTTAATCGCAGAAGACAACACCTTTCCATTGTTGATGGCATTCATCTTCTCAACCATTAACTGTGCAAAGTGAGGCAAGTAATTGTTATTGATGTTGTCAATTACTTTAAGTAAGTTCTTAAGTTCAGTATTGCTTAAGCCCTGCAATGCATCTGTCTTAGTTAATCTCGCAAGTTCTTTAGCCAAATCTCTTTCATCTTTGCTTGGCAATTCTGAGCCATCTACTTGAGTAGATTTTACAGCAGCAATAAGTTCTTGCTTCTCTTGTTCTGCCTCCTCTTCTGTAAGCTCGGTCTCTTCTACCTGTGGAGCAATGTCGTCTTTGTACTTACGCATTGTCTCTGCTTCCTTATCATCAATCTCTTTCTCATCAAGCATCTTCTTGATGGATGCAGCGTAATCTAATTTGTCATCCTTGTAAACCTTGTTCTCAGAGTTATTCATTCTGTCCGCTAACTCATCAGCTACTGACTGCTCAGTATCTATGGCGTTAAGAATTTCTTTTACGTCATCAGTTACCTTAGACTTCTCTTCAAGACTAAGTACAGCCTGTCTTGCTGAGAACATATCAACTAACTCCATGTAACGGTCAAGGTATGCATCAGGCACAAGTGTTGGGTTCATAGAGAATAATCTCTGTAATGGACCAACTAAACCATCAGCAATACCAATCTTGGTAACAATGTTTTTCTTAGCTGCTTTTAATTTACTCTTGGCTACATCAATTGTGTTAGCATATTCTGCATTAGCAAATACCTTCGCCATGTAGTCAACAAAGTTTGATACTGACACCTCGTTAAGCATATTTACTTTGCCAAATCGAGCAATGATATTAGCTGCTTGCACTGCTGTAATCTTGCTGCCTGTCGCCATCTCACGAATCTCTTTAGCCAAATCCTTAGCTGCATCTCTTGACAAGTCTCTGATGCGTTTAATAACGAGCATCTTCTCTTCTCTTGAGATGTTTGTAATATCTTTTAATGAGCCCAATACACGACCAATAGATACTGCCTTTTTAGGAGCAACACCCATTTTGTTTCTTGCCTCACGCTCCATAATCTTTTTCTGTGCGTCATTAGCTTCCTTGTACACTTCTGAGTTACGGATAAACGTATCCAAGTTGGATACAATCTTTGACTCAGCAATACCTCTCTTCTTCTGACGTGCAATCAATTCGTCAGCCTTAACCATTAGTGCGTCATACGCTTCTTGAATAGGAGCAATCTGACTGATGGCATTGATACCATTTACTACGTCACGGCTACTTACGTTGTTGTCTTTAGCGACTCTCTTGATAGCTTCTTGCAAAGCCACACCTGCATCAACCAATGCTTTTACAGCTTGGATAATGGTCTTCATTACAGGAAGTGCAATGTTGACACCAAGGTTTTCTTTCTCAAACTTATTAATATCCTTAAGCACTTTGTCAAGACCGGCAGATACTTTTTGTAATGTGGTCTTGTCATTAGGGTCTAACGCAAGTAATTCATCTAATGCTCCTGCCACTTCTTCGGTTACGGCTTCAACTGTTGGCTCCGCTTTAGCAGCAGCCTTAGCTTTCTTCGCTTCCGCTTTAGCGGCAGCCTTAGCTTTTTCCTTAGCTTTCTTCTTAGCTACTTTGTCAAACTCTTTCTTTTGAATTTTATTCCAACTATCAGCGATAGCTTTCTTCGCATCGCCTAATGTTTCAAAGCCATCTAAATTAATCTCACCTCCATCAGCATCTTCTGCTGTGAAGTAGAATATTTTATCTTCGTCAGTAATCTTTGTAATAGTTCCAATCTCTTGCCCATCAGGGTCAGTTGCTTGTACAGTAATAGAAGAAAGATAAGTAACCGTTCTTCCACTGTCTGTCTCACGCTCATCTTCTTCATAGAACAAGGCATTGTCTCTTGTAAATGAATCAGTCTTTACGTCAGATGCTTTAAGAGGCTCAAACTTTTCTTCTTCTTCCACTGCAGGAGCTACTTCTTCTTGAGCAGGTTGAGTTTGTACATCTCTTTCTTGCAATCCTTCAGGACGCATAGTAACGTCACCTTGTTCTGCTTCATCAAACTGAGAGAACTCCTCAGGCAATAAGCCAATCTTTTGCTCAGCAAATAATGCATCTTGGTATATCTTATCTACAATTGCCTTAGCTCCTGCCTCATCTCCTTTCTCACGCAACTTTCTTGCCTCCTCTCTTAATTTGTCAATCTTCTCGTTAACACCTGAGAAGTTTACGTATGAGTTTTGACCACGTGTCTCAGTAGTCATTGCTCTTCTTGCAAGTGGAGAGAACATACGTGCGTGTATATTCCACGCATTCTCTTCTCCCTTAGGACCAAATGAATTACCTAACTCTGCGTGACCATAGAAATCATGGATAGCACGGAACACATCGTTAACCAATAATGGATTGCCTTTAGCATCTTTGAATCCTGAATCTCTAAGCAAAGGGTTTCTTTGTCTTTGCTCTTCAGTGATTGGGTTGCTACCAAAACCTGCCTCAGTAGAAAATATTTTGATTCGATTGTTGTTACGCAAGTCATCAATCATTTCTTGAGAGTTGTTGTACGGCTCCTCATTATCTATCTCAATAGTAAATCCGGCATCAGTAAAGTCTTTGTATTGGTCTAATGTTTCCTTAGCCATAGCATCATAAGCCGCACGTACCTCAGGGTCGTCCGGATTATCAGGCATAGCCTCATAAGCAGCGGCTATTCGCTTGGCTCTGTCTTCGTCAAGTTTTCTTGTTCCTGCGAACTTTGGTCTTTCTGTTCCGAAAACTCTTTGAAAATATCCATTCGCAACTTCCTTAGCTTTCTCGAGTGGCTTATTGAAGAGTCTGTTTCCTGCGATAGGTCCTCCTGTTGGAGTTGTTGTTGGTTGTCCATTTTCTTGTATTTGAGTTGTTACTTCTTGCGTGCCCTCAGGCGTGATGGTTTCTTCGGTCCCTGTGGTAGTGACTTCAGGTTGGACGTTTCCTTCGCCCACTTGCTGCAATCCCACTTCGGGTTGCCCTGTGCGTAGCACGCCTTCATTTGTTGCTTGTTCTTGAACGGCATTTTTTTCGTCTTTTATGGTTTCGGTTACAGCCTCTTCTTGAAGCTGATTCTCTTGAATATTTTTAATCTGACTTCTGATAGCAGCAGCCTTATCTTTTCCTGTCTGAGTTGTGTTTCCTTCTAATGCTCTAAGTTGTTTCTCTAAATCAGTAATTGCATTTAGACTTGGTTCATTTAAGTCAGGGTTCCCCTGCTTAACTTGTTCTTTAATTGCATTAGTAACAATCTTATCTTGGATTTTAAACTTGCGACCTTCATAATCATTCTCAATGTCAATCTTAGTCTTAGCTAAATCAACAGGGTCCATGGTCTCAATCAGCTCATCTACTTGTTGAGCACTAACTTTCTCGCCATTTACTTTGTAAGTTGGCTTAGCAAGTCTTGCTTGGATTGTAGACCTGATACCACCCGGTAATTCTGCAAGACCTTCTAATGCAATCTCAGATACATCCATGTCTTGACCAATTGCACCTCTTGCCGCAGCCTCACCTGCTGACCCACCTAATGCTTCAATACCTGCACCTGCAGCGGTAGCTCCTGTAATTGCACGTCTACTTACTGCTCCTGTTGCAGACTTAGCTGCAGACTTGCCTACTATTTTAGCACCAACTCCTGATGCAAGTTTACCTGTTAATGCATCTACAGTACCAATAATGGCACCTCTTGCAATGGCTTTATTTCTTATTTCATTTAACTTCTGAGGGTCTTCAAGGATAGCTTTCACATTTTCCTTAGTCATTTCTTTCCCCTTCAATTGCTCTTGAAGCAATTCACCAAAGGTTGACCCCATCTCAACTACACTACTTGCTAAACCAAACGCATATGGAACTGCTGATGTAGCACCTGCAACCGCTCCGGGAATTGCACCAACGCCACCTGCCGGTGCCCCTGTTACGGCTCCAATACCTGCACCTGTTCCAATTGCTGATGCCCCTGCTGTTAATGCATCAGTGTTCGTAGCCATGGCTGTTAATGAACTCGTAAGAACTTCAGGAATAATAGAGGGATTATTTGCTAATCCTTTTACTACACCCCAAAATCCTTTTCCTTCATTTTCGTAAATCTTTTGATAGTTCTGCATCTCGGCACTTGGTCCGATTGCATTTGCACTTTTATTTGCAGCAATAAATTTTTGAACCTGCTCTAATGAAGGTTTAGTCCCTTGCAATAACAATTTATCGGCTTCTTCTGCAGACTTTGCTTGTCTGTATCCTGACGCAACACTACGTGCCATGTCATCAACAAAGTCCCCAATACCAATTGGAACAATGTTATCAAGACCTCTTAATACGTTCCCAAATGCACCCGTAAAGTAATCTTCTTCTTCAGGTACTTTAGCAATCTTTTGCGATACCGATGAACCAACACCCGAAGGTGATGCCGTAACGACTTTTTTTTTAGAAGGAGCTCCCACAGAGAACTCAGGGAACTTTGCAAACAATTCATCTTCTGTAGCGTATTTACCGCTATTAGAAGTTGCAACGAAGTCCTTTAATACATTAACGTCATATCCTTGTAACTCAGGGAACTTAGATAGTAAAGTTGCTTCATCAGTATATTTACCGCTATTAGAAGTAGCTACAAAATCTTTTAACGCTTGTCTTAAATCCGGCATAATTAATTTTTTTATTTGTTCTATCTAACCTTCCCGCCTGTAACTGTTGGTCTACCACCCTGTCCACCGAAAACATTTGCTGCTGCTTTTCTATCAAATCTCTTAGTAATTAAATCTTCAATAGCCGCTGCGTCATCTAAGTTATCAATGTTAAACGACCCAACAACTTTACCTGTAGAGTCTGTTACATCAATCATGTCATCAGTAAATCCTTTCGTGTAACCTCTGAAACTGAACCCTAAGTTACGGAACTTATTTAGTAAATTATTCTGAGTTGCTTTAGGGTCATCCGGAACAATTAAGTTTGTTACCTCTGAAGCAATTTGTGCTACTTGTGGAGTATAGTCTTGAGCTCCTTGTGTCCCTGCTCTACTTGACTTAACGCCTGTAAAGTCTGAGATAGCTCCGTATCCTGTACCACCACCACCGGCTCTAACTGCTTCTTTTCTATCTACTACACCATGCAATTCAACCCCTTTCCCTGCAAAGTCAAATAATGTAGAACCTGCCATTGGAATCTCTCTGTTCTTTTTAGAGTCAGCATATTTCAATACTACTGTTCCCGGCTTAGATTCTAAGTCAATCTCAAGTAATCCCTGTGCCTGAGCATTAGGAGTACCTAATAATATGTCAGCAGCATCTCTTTTAGCAGCCGCTGTCTTACCTGTGTATAATTGGTTCCAAGCACCCGCTGCAGCCATTTCATTCTTCTTCTCTTGTCCTGCTGCGTATTGCCATGCTTGAGCTTGAGGTCCATAAGGGATAGTAGATGTGGTATCAATCTGTCTCTTATCATCGAGCTTGCCTAATAACTGAGTTCTAACCCAATCACGAGCTTCTGTTTCTTGCTCTTTATAGTGAGCACCTGACTTATCAATGATAGGCAACCCTGTTGTTTGATTAATCTTTAAAAGAATTTTGCTTTTATCTTTTGCCGCTACATCTTTGTCATAAGTAAATGACTCCTGACTATACTTCCCTGTGTTCTGTGTAAGAACAGAAGATATGTTATAGTCATTAGCAAAGTATGAATCAATCGTACTATTGATTGCAGCGTTTGCTTTATCAATAGAATCCTGAAACTCAGGATGCTTCTTCACCTCGCCTTGTAAAGCACCAATACCTAATAACTTGGTAATGGTACCTGCACCTGTTTTAGTTGCCGCTTGGTATATATAATCCATGCTCTCACCCAAGTTCTTCACCGTATTATTCATCGCCTCATCTGCTTTCCATGCAGGTATGTCAGCTAATATCTTACCCTTAATAACGTTAACAGGAGCCACGTCATTAGTCAATTCCATTACACCCGTATTAGGATTTGGTCTCATGATACCAACATTAACCACACCTGTTGATGGGTCAATGACAGCTTTTGATTTTGAGAAGTCAGCAAAGCCTTCTACTGATGCCATGTTAGCACCTGTCAATGCTTGAAGTTCTCCGCTTTGGATTCCCTCCATCTTCTTCTTGTACTGTTCCTGATATAATTTTTGTAAATCAAACAATGTGTTTGTTCCATCTACATAGTTTTGTCTTCTATACGTATAGTCTTGCAGTTTCATTTGACCTGACTTTAATAGTCTGTTGTCAATCATCTGCTGTTCCATCATTGAGTGGGCATAATCATTTGTAAACTTATTCGCATCTTGGAATTGTCCTTGCGGAGCATTCTCTAATGTTTGTTGAAACTCACGAGTAGCTTGGTCAATAGCCGCTTTCTTTTGTTCACGGATAGTCACTTCCTGCTTAAGCATATCAGATATGCCCTTGCCTACCTCAGCCCAATTGACTTGACTATCTGCGTTCCGTTCTGCGTATTTATAATATGTTGCCATCAACTGAATGTTTTATTTTACTACTAAAAAATTTTTTTATATGTCGATGGTTGGAAAGGATTGAATCCATACAAGTCAAGACCTTGTTGTCTTAACGCTCTTAGATTGTCTCCACTTTGCTTGCCCATAAAATCTTGGTATTGGAATCTGTTCATTGAACCAACCTTGCTATAATCAACACCACCAACAGTGCCCAACCCTGCAACCTTTTGTTGCAATTGTTCAGGAGTTAATCCTTGTTGATTTGCCGCCATGTTTTCCATACGACCAAACTGACGAGCACCTGCAGACTTTTCATATAACGGAGCAAAACTTGCAAGCTGACCTGCCATGCTTGTAACGCCTTGGAATCCTTGTTGAGTAGCTTGTGCTCCTAATTCAGCCGCATTTGCTGCAGCTAATTGAGCACCTGCAGTTTCTTCTAAATCTAACTGCAATCCAATATCTCTAAGACGACCTTCTTCTTGTGCACTTAATTTTTCAAGACCTGCTAATTCTTGACCCATTGCGGTTCTGATTCCTGCCTGTCCTTCTTGCTGTGCTAATTGAACACGACCTGCTGTTGCTGCCGCTCCTCTTTCGCTCTCTACACCTGCTTGAATAGCCTGAGCTCCTTGAGACAATAACGCCTCACGCTCTAACTCATAAGGTTCTTTTTGAATACCTAACTTGTCATATACGTTTACTTCAAGTTTTTTTCTTGCCTCTTGCATAGCCTCAGCCGCATCACGCTCAGCGTTACGCTGTGCTTGTTGTTGCTTGCCTGCTTGGACAAAAGACATTGTGGTTGAAGCTGCTGTTGCCGCTAAACCAACTCCTGCTGCGATTGTAGTAAATGCTGCCATGTTATAAAACTTTTATCATTTCGCCTGTATAAGAATCACCCTTGATATAACCAAGGTCTTCGTACATTCCTATAAGACTTTCGTTTTTGATTAATGCGTAACTATATTTACTTCCTGATTTTTTACAAATCTCTGTCAACGCTGACACCAATAACTTAATGGCGTCTTTTCTTTGTGGTTTCTTGGTATATTCCTTGTTTGATATTATCCAATCTACCCACGATACTTTGGAATTTGTAACATACATGAACCCGGCACATACAGGTGTTTCCTCATCGTAGATGATTATACCACCCTTACCATTGTTGGGAAGAAAGTCTCTTTGCGGAGGCGTCCATCCCCACTGATTCCACCATCCTACGAGAATTTCATCGTAATCGGTTTCGTTCAGTTCTCGTATAATTAATTCCATAGTCTTACAAAGATATTAAATTTAGGGAAAACTTTTCATAACCTCTGTCTGTACTGCAAACAATTCTATTTTACTATTAGACGTATTTTCTATATTGAATGTACAATAGTGTCCGAGCACGCCATGAGACTCAGCTACGGAGTTTTTAACGTACAAGAAGAACGCATCTTGAATAGGTATTGGAGTAGTTCCCGGTATAGTAGTATTGATTGTAAGTTGGTTTATGTTATTCACTAAATCAACCGTAATTGCTGTTACCTTACCGCAAAGTACAGGAGTGGTATAAGGAGGTAATGAGAAGTATAACAGGTCGCCAATGCTAATGATACTGCCGATTGATATAGTTGGAGCAAACTTAACCACGTTACCTCCGGTAACTTGATTGCTTTTACCTATACCATTCACACTTCTTAAAGCAAACTCGCCTATTGAATTGTTCCTTACAAACGCAAAGAATGCTGCTTCTTTTTTCTCAAACCAATTCTCCTCTATATATCCTGAGTATTGCAAGTCAGTCTCTAATGTAACACCCCATTTAGCATCTCCTTCTAAATTGATGGTCTTAAATAGTTTGTTCTCAAGAGGTGCTGTATTGAATACACTCTGCAATGTCGTGGGCGTAAATGCCCCTGCGGGGTCGCCTATCTTAGCAAACCATGGCTCATAAAAAGTATTACGACTTGAGTTTACATTGTGTCTGTATAGGTCTCCTCCTTTAAATGTATAGAAATAATTGTTCATCCCTATCATCCAATCGGGGTAATAAGAGTAGAAGGACACCCATCCTCCAACCATATCGCTAAACGACAATGTATAATTTGCCATATTTATTTATTTTATACACAGCCCACGTCACAACGTGTAACTGAATTTAATGTTAATATTGTTCCTAAATCTGCATTAGTCACCGTATATACTGCTGTAAATATACTTGCAATTCCATTTTCTACACAAGAAGCATCATCTATTATACCAACACAATAAGCATTTGCAGATGTATTTAATCCTAAATCACATTGATTACATACTACTTGAACGTTAATTGTATCCCCTTCATATACTGTAATATTGCCGCTTGCGTCATAATTTCGGCTTTCAGCAATAGACCCATTTATATATAAATCCATTGTACCTACTGCAAAATTTGTAGAAGTATAGCTCCACGCTAATATAGCTGAAGTACCACCACTACAAGCAGCTTGACAGGCTTCTAATGTAGCATAAGTTCCCGTTCCATCACCCGGGTCAACGCACTCTCCTGTAACACAATTATACGTAGCACAAGACGGACAAGTTTGCTGAGGTAATAATACTCCTCCTACTTGCTCTCTAACAATGACACCATTTGAGTAGAACCCATCAGGAGCAAGGGTCGTCAATCCCTCGTTCGTGAATACTGACGTAGCCGAACCGAGGGATGGAGCATTTAAATAATATGAAGCAGTTGTTGCCATTTATTTATTTTTAAGTTGTACATATTGGTAACATAGACCAAAATGATTGGTGAGTTAATGAAGTGCTTGATGTCGCTATCACGGTACCACCTGAGTCTCTCAACTGAAGTGTAAAGTACACAGGAGTTGCAGAGCCACTTGGTTCGTAATAAGTTATCTGACCAAATGAAGGGTCTGATTGTGATATAGTAACCGTTGCAGAAGAAGACGGAGTATCTGTCTGTACAGTTATATAAGAACCTGCCGGAGCATTTGATGTGTTAATTCTATATCTAACTGTGCAAGCTGCGTTATCATTGCAGTTATTCTCTCTACACTGAGGAGAGCCTAATGATATAGTTGCTACAGCACAATTAGCTTGACATTCTTCTAATGTTGCATAAAGACCACTACCATTGCCCGGGTCTACACAGGTCCCATCTACACAATTGTATGATTCAACGGCAATGCTACAATTGCAGCAAACATCTTCTATACTTACGTTTGAATAACACAATGTCACAGGAATAGCTTGTCTAAAATCCCAAATGAAATACAAATAGTTTTGAAGTGTTGGCACTGTGAACTCTGCATAGTTATTTGTACCACTACCTTGGTTTGGCGTAGCTGTAGTAGCTAATCCCAACAAAGTATTCATATCTGTGGTATTGTTACCATAAAGCGTATTAGATGTATGGTATTTAAACTCATCTTCAGCAGGGTTGAATACAAATGTATCCGTTGCAAACTGATTAGTAATTAAGCTAACTATACTTCCTGCAGGAGGGAATGCTCCTGAACCAATAGGTCCTGTAGTTACATTGTATCTTGACACAAGAGGAGAGGTAGTTCCTGACGCAAAAGTAACAGCACTTGACTGCAATGGAGAAACAAATGCACCATCTACATATCTGTATTGAGTATGGATGGTTTCTCCTGAATCGTAATCATTAGTTAATACTATCTGAATAATAGTTAACTCTGCAGTTTGAGGACAATCTGCAAGGATATTTAATATCATATCGCCTCTGTAATTTATTGTTACAGTTGCAGTCTCAACAGATACGTTGTCCTTGTTAAATGTTATTGTTCCGTCTGTAGATACGAATCCTGTTGTATCGGTTGTACCATCGTATTCAATTACTATTTCAAACTCACTACCTTCTGTTATTGAAGTCAAGCTATAGTTAATGTCAGTTAAACCAACAGTTGGTCCCAAATCAATGCAATACGTTGTAGACTTGGTCTCCTCTGCTATCGTAGATAATGTAAATGTCTGAGATATACCACACTCTAAACACTCAGGATTAGATGGCAATTCAATCTCATTACTTGATAACACATACTCATTCATGTATGGGTCAAATCCTCCGAGCTTCTGAGTATTAAATGCAGTATTAAACTCATCTCTAAACCATGTTCTCATGTTCATCTCAGAGATGACTTTTAGTTGGTCTTGAGCGTATGAATCTCCTCTTAATTGAATAACAGCACCACGTTTTACGTCAGTAAAGAATCTGTCATATCCCCACTGAACATAACTTTCAGGATTAAAACTGATGCCATACTTCTCAGTACGAGCAATCTGCGTACCCAATACTTGAGGCACAGACGCAACTACACCTCCGCCTGTTGAGTCAGAGATTAAGTTCTTGTCAGCTAATACGTATGAAATCTTATCTTCTTGTAATACTAATACATCTGTCATACGACCATCCATGATATAGATGTCGCCAAATGATGGTTCACAAACCTTGTAGTTCAGTAAACCTAAGTTAAATTCATTTAGCTTATTTACGTTTGACTCAGCACTATACACGCCACTATATGTGATGTCAGCAAATCTATCTGCCGCTTTATAATCTTGAGCAGACACACTTGTTACTCTATTACCAAAGTTGAATGAGTTACCCGTAATCGAATCTCTTATCTTATAACTCTCCGCTCCGTTTCCAAAAGCAAAGCAGTTAAAGAACTTTGTATCTACAATTGCAGAAATGCCTCCACTAATGTTTTGGTCTTGGATATTACCCAAGTGATTACCGTTAACAATAGGGAATGACATCTCATTCTCAAAGAACACATCAGGCAAAGCCTCACTTGGCTCTGTCTCAAATATGATAGTCTTGTCAGAACGGAATACAGTAAAGTTTACTTCTACATTTGAAGCACGAGCGTTAGGGTATCCAATACCTGTACAAGGCAATGTCCCTGTAACCATCAATTGTAATTGATTGGTACTTGTATTTCTGTAAAACTTATAATAATTAATACATAAATCATTTGGTATATCACCTGCCGTGTTTGTTATTGTTGAAATAAACTGATTGTCGGGAATGCATTGCCCTGCTCCTGCATATCTCGTACCATCGTTCAAGAATTGCTCAATGTTATCACCAATAAACCAATCATACATATTATCGTATGAGTTGCTTGATATAAGGGTCTTCTCTAAAGTATTGCGTCTTTCTTCACAACTATCTCCTACACCACTACGCCATTGCTTTATGCTCATTACAATGCGGCTACCTGCAGGGATATTATAATCCACCCATGCAGATGTAGCTGTATCGTATCTATTCATTGGGTAGTATAATACAGGATAGCCTCCACCTCTTGGAGCCGTCTCAGTAATCTTGCCCGGAGCAATAATAGCTAACTCATCCTGAACAATATTGAAGCTGTTTGGATTAATCTTAGCGTAAACACCTGCAGGAATTGGTATCATCACCGTTGGGTCTAATGCACTTGGTATCTCTAAGAACCCTGCTGCTTGTGAAGTCTTCTCAAGAATGGTTGCGTACACACAAGATGTAGTTGCACCATTTGAATCAGCCTTTACAATAAGTCTATCCCCTGCTTCAACTTTACGTGCATTCTCTCCTTCAAGTAAGAAGTATGCATTGTTTGTTACAGGGTCTTGGAAGAATATACTTACATAAATTGTTTCATAGTTTTCTTCGTCCGGCTTAATAACAAACTTATATCTTGTCGCCCAATATGGAGGTAATTGTGTTGGCGGTATTGTGACCTGAATTGAGTTCTTGAACGCTGATAAACCACACGGCACGTGTTCCGTATTATTAGGACTCACAAGTGCAGTTGTCGCTCTATTGAAGTCATCCATGTACACAATACCAATTTCGTAATCTCTATTGCTATGCAAACTTTGAGGGTTTGCTATCTCTTGGAATGTTGCTTCTGCTAACGTTATGGCATAGTATTCATATACGGTTTGAGTAGGGCTAACTAAGCTATCTACATATCTCATAGCAGGGAATTGTAAACCAATTACACTGCTACCGGGACTTGTGATAATCCCTACAGGCTGACCAACTGTACTAATGCCGCTTCCGTTCTTTGTAAATGCATCTAAGTTATTTGGTACAGCACAATTGAATGCATCAGTAAATGTGGTTCCATTACAAGCATTAGCTACGGTCTGAATATTTGCTGCGGTACCTACTGCATTTTGAAACTCTACGCTTGTCGCCAACTGATACACAGACGTGTAATTTGTTGACAAAAAGAATGCAAAGTTTAATCTAACATCATTGGCTGTTTCAGTAGGGAATGGGGTCTGACCTGTAAATTGAGAGTGAGATATTGTCACCTCTAAATTAATTGCAGAACCTGCTACTAAATTTTGCCCCGTTAAATCAAATGTAACGACAGCATTTGTAACTGTTACGCTACCATTGATTGAATAGTTTCCTGAAGTGGTCCCATCATCAATGTTCGTATTACCAATTGGAGTCGATACCAAAGAAGTAGTATATTCAAATTTAACAGGATTGCCATTTTCGTCAACCAAGTTATATCCTTCTACATAGTTACCATACATCAATCTATTACCCATGATTGTCTGAGCCTTTGCAAATCGAGGTACGTTGTCGTACAATCTTAATAGCTCAGCCTCAGAAAGAATGGTAAATATCTTGCTGTTTGTAAATGTATATTGATACTCTGTATTGTTTGCAAGACCTAAATTATGCTTATCAAGTTTTTCAATAACCTTAATAATATTCCCATCAGCCTTTTTAAATAATAAATCAAGACCAACTACAAGTGGACCACCTGAGTTGTAAGTAATGACTGCTGAGTTACAGAAGTTAGTCATCCCCTCATTCAAAAAACTTTCAATGCTAAAGCTGAAAGGATTTGGAACGAATGCAGGTTGAGACCATTGAGACGTAGCACTATACTCTCCATCAATGTATCTATATCTGTAAGCAAAGCAAATAAATCTTGTATCCAAAAAGTTCTCTTGACCATTTGTTACAATAGGCTGTACTTTTGGAGATTCAACCGGTGGCTTCTTTATCACAAGCAAAGACTCTGCTGTGATTTGGTCCACGTTAGCTATTGGGTTAGGATAGTTTCTTTTTACGTTAATGCATCTTGGTGCATTATAATCATCCGTAAAAAAGAACAGCTCATTTAAAATATCAATACCCGTAACTAAATAGTTCGGGTTAAAATTAAGTGTTGTATTTACACCACTACCATCGTCAATACTGATAATATGGTAGGTTAATATATTAGTTGAAACATTAAAAGAAACAATCATGTCAAGTTTCCCTGTAGCACCTACAGAAAAATTTGGGTCGTGCACAAGCCAATAGATGGTCTCAGTAGCACTGTTTTGCAATGCTCCAATACATCTTGCTTCTGCACTAAGTGGAGTCCCATCAATATAAGCTAATGACGTAAGAGGAAGATTCCCCTTCGTATTCTCAATTACTCCAACTTCTGAGTTCTCAGTAGAACCCATTCTGATATTCATAGCATCTACATATTCACCCTCAGGAAGTAAACGTTGGTCTACAACCTTGTTCATCCTGCCTGCTATAAAGTTTCTTGTAAAATTTGCCATTTTATTTTATTTGCTTGTCCATACCTCTTAAGTTCATTAAGAGTCTGCCGGGATGAATATTGCTGATTCTAATCTTTGCGTTTCTAAGCAATGCACTTTTCTCTTTACGAGCACGTGCAACAATGTATTCCTGCACGCCTAATTTAGAACTTAAAATGTCATATTGAATAGAAGCGTAAATATATTTTTCAAACAATTTATTTACCGTAATCAAAGAGTTATCCCCTTGCTCCATACCATCTGATATGTACTCAAGAATACAAGATAATCCTGACATACATGAGTCAAAGTTAATAACGCCCGCTTTGCGGTCTATATTAAATGTTGGGTTAAAGTTTGCAGTCTCAGTATTTAATCCATACGCAGTACCGATATTGTAATCAAAATACCACATACCATCATAGTTCCAACCTAATTGACCATTGAATTGATTTCCTTGATTTAAGTAAATGCTCTTCTTGGTCTTAGTCAATCTATCAAAGTCAATGTTTGAGTACTGAGGACTTAATGCATTGCCATCTTGGTCGAATAATATACGACCCGTATTATCTTGTAAGTAAGCCTTTGATGAAAGCGTTTGAATATTCTCAGACAATGGACGTAACCATCCGTCTTTATATAATGATACACGAACCCAATTGACATAGTCAGAAGGGAGAATATATCTAAGCATATCAGGAACTGTTAATTCCAATACCTTAATTTCCTTGAATGCATCATAGTTTAATTCTTGAATTGCACGCTTAGCATGGAACAATACTTTGAAACGCTCTTCATTATTGACTAATGAATGGTTTCCTGAATACATTAACAAGAAGTTATTTACAATATCTTCTAAACTAACATACTGATATGAGCCCCAATTAGCATCTTCGGGCTGTACTCCCCCGTTTTCATAATATTGATACTGTGATATATATGCCATATCTTAAAGGTTTTATTGTTGCATACTGAATGTAGGCTGTTCGTGTTGTTGTTGTGCTGAACCAAACTGAGATACTTCAATCTCACGGATAGAGATACCCGCATACTCAAGAATCTTAGTAACTAATTTGTACTCGTCTTCAGCAGGTAATTCAAAATCTTGGTAGTCAGGTTGAGATTGGTCAAATACCGGCTCGCCATTAGCAAGTGTAATATATGTCCACTTTGGCACTTTAGGATACCTAAAATAGGTCGCTTGAATCTGACCCTTGTTACTTATCGTTTCAGGATAGAAAGTTAATTCTGTGCCTTGTAATCCATAAACAGGGAACTCTATAGTTGGTTTTGTCAAGTTTGAATTAACCAATAATCTAAGTTTATCATTAGTTACCTTCTCGGCTTGAACAATTCTTGAAGAAGAAAATATCCCGTATGCATTACCTGCCGCTAAAAATATATTTGAATCCAATTGAATAGCTGTATTGCTAAGTACCAATGTCACTGTGGAAACTAATCCTGTTGTAAGATTAGTAACTACGTCCCCCGCACTTAATCCGTCAGCAAGGAATGTAGCTGTACTATCAACTAATTGACCACTTACCACAGCCGTATTAGTCCCTGACTTTAACAGAACAGGCTTGCATTTCACATCCAATAACATATAAGCCTCATATCCTGTAGTCGTAAGACTTGGCATAGAGAATCTATTAGCTGAAACTTTTGATAAATAATCAGTGCGTAAGAAATACTCTAACACCTCAGCAATTGGTTGCTCGATGTCTGCGTATCCCACACCTGACCCACGTGCGTTCTCAGCATTTATAACCTTGTTATAACTACTGAAGTACTCCTCAAAAATTTCCATCTGTGAGTTTTGGGCAAACAGATTGAAATCAGAAGGAGAGATATATCCATAGTTATTCTTGTTCAGAATGGATAATACTGCATTTCTTACTGAGTTTATCATTAGTTCTTTTTTTACAAATATACATAAAAAAAAAGAGGGCACAACAAGTGCCCATCTTTCCAATCATCAATCAATAATCAATATCAATTATCCTAAAGTTGCCTCTAACATCTTTAATGAATCAATACCATCATCGCTCTGCAAGAAGTGAGCTACCATATCATATGGGTCTTCTCCAAACGGAACGGATAACATTTTCTTTTTGTTGGTAGCAGTATTAAACCACACCTCTTTGTCCCCGTTTCTTAATATCAATAACTTGTTCTCGAAGAATAAACGAACCTTAGCTTGAAACTTCAATTCAGGGTCGTTTAAAATAGCCAAGAACTCCTTAGGTTCTCTTTTAGCAAATACCAAAATGTCACGCTTTAACTCAGCGGTTGACACGGTAGATGGGTCTTTGCCAAACATTACTCTTGTAAGAGTTTCAATTTGGTCAAGACTTAATTGTTTAGCTTCTACTAAAGCCTCAATCTCTAAGTCTAAATCTTCAACCTCAGCAGCGGCATCTTTCTCTTTATCCACCTCAGCGAATACTACCCCGTTCAATGGATGGTAGTGTAAGAATTGCTGTAATACAGGGTTGTTTTTTGGAACACGTAAAAAGCCATCTTCAAAGATGATTGGCTCTATGATTGCGTTTCCGTCTTGCTCGTCTTCAAATGGAGACTTCTGATTCGTTGCATATCTCAATGCACGATTAACATTGTTCTTCTCGTCAAACCACATTAGTGGGAATCGAGGATGGTTTCTTGAAGCTAATGTATAGCTCAAAGGATTGCCTATTTTTAACTTGTAGACTTTGTCTACAGGTGTTGTACTTTTTGCCATTTTGTATTTGATTTAATTAGATTTTAAAAAAAGGAGAGTGTCTTTGAAGACACCCTCCCATAGATTTTCTTCCTTTATTAACCGTAACGGAATAATACGAAGTTGTTTGCACCTAAAGTACATACGCAACGCTCAGAAAGGAAGTTAACCTCCATTGCATCCAAGTCGCTTGTTGCAGCACCTCCGGCAGAACCTGTAATCCAAGTTTTGTATCTGCGGTCTTCAGCCTCAGAAGCACGGTATCTCACGTGTAAGAAAGGACGCTTAGCGTTCTTGCCCATGATTTGGTCGTACACTGAAGTAGAACCTGCAGGAACCATCAAACCTGTGATAGTACCGGTTGCAGTTGACGCAGTAGTATTTAAACCACCACGCATTGTTGGGTCGTTTAAGTATTTCCAATCAGACTTGTAGAAGTCATAACCTCTACGGAATCCTGTGAAACCTAAGTTTAACGCCATGTCAACATCGTTGTCGAACAAACCGAATGATGCTGACTGAGCAACACCACCTGAAGTGTATCCGTTCAATGTAGCTAACATATTGTCGATGTCGAAGCTCAAGCCACGATTTACGAACACAACGTTCTCTTCGATAGCTCCTTGCTTATCTAAACGAGAAACAATAGAATCCCAATCAGATAAAGTTGTTGGAGTACCACCGCCCCAAACGTTACCACGGCTGTTTACTACGTAGAAGATACCTTCAGAACCCATGTATCCTGCAGTTGCAGCACCTGAAGAAGATGCAGCAGGAACTGCTTCAATCATTGCAGTCTCTAAGTAATCTTCGAAACGTAAACGAGTCTCGTGCTCAGACTTTAAATACCAAAGGTATCCTGTAGCACCGTTCTCAGTAGTTACTTCTACCCAACCGATTTGAGCCATGTCAGAACCGTTAACCGCATACTTATCTTTGATGATAATTGGGTTGTTGCTGTAGATGTCATCTTCTGATTCTAATGAACCAACCATTCCGTTAGTTCCTTTCTTGAACTCAGAACCGTAAATGAATACAGTACATTGAGTAGAAACTGCGAATGCTTGACCTGCAGTCTCATAGTAAGCTACTGTGAAAGTAGTTGC